AGTTGGAAGTGGAATCATTAGAGGCTCTTCAGGATTATCTGAAGTAAAGTAAACTCCAGTAATCATAGGCCTTGCTAATCTATCTTTATTAGCCCAAAGCAATCTAAATGTTTCTGGACTAATCACTACATCTGAGTCTACCCAGAGTAGCCAATCTGCTTTATTTGAATCGTACCAGTGGTTAATTAGTCTATCCCGTTGTCTAGCAATTTGATTGCCTTGACTGCGGATTGTAGATACGAACTTGATTCCTGATTGGAGTAACACATCGGTTACCCCAAGCATGAATAATCCGTCTACATTTCCGTTATCGCACCAGGCTAGAGATACCGTTTCCTGCTTTTGTCCCATTTATTATTTCCCCTGTTTTCATGTCCTTGCGAAGTTTGACGCTTCCGTCTTTTCTCATAATGAGAATCATGCCATCCTTAATTAGAGACTTGTTAAATCCATCATGTCTCTTGCGCTGTCCCGATGACATTACTTTTTCTTAGGTGTCTTGTTAATGTACTTTCCACCCTTAAGTTGGTCAGAACGAGTACCTTTTTTACCTTTAGTAACTGCAGCACCAACTTCTTTTACTTGACGCTTTAGATTCCATCTAGCACGAGTATCATTATCTACAAGAGTCTGTAATTGTTTAGATCCAGGTTGAGCACCTTGACCTCTTTGGAAGCCAGCCTTTTGGTCAGTCCAGAAAGCAGTATTAACATCACGAACTTCTCTAGCAACTGTTCCTACACGACCTGCAATAGATGATAGGAAGTTTGGATTCTGACGTGACTTATCACTACCAGATGAACGAGACATATTTGCCATTATTTTTTCTTTCTACGAGTTACAACTATTTTACCATTCTTTTCAGATACTTTCATACCTGCAGATTCGGTCTGTCTTTTAAGTTGACTATACTTTTGAGCAACAGTTAGTTTTGCCTTAGGCATTACTTCTTCTTACCCATTTTCTTCATCTTCTTCATGACCATTTTCTTACCTGTCTTCTTGGCTTCTTTTTTAGCCATGGCCATTCCTTTTGCTGAATATGAGTATTCTTTCATTCCTACTTTTGGCATTAGATTAGTCCTTTTCCTGGTTCGTCGGCTTTAAACGCTTTGCCGAAGTGATTTGATGCAGCAACTGCCGCCTTGATGTCTTTCATTTGAGTAGATGCAGGTTGGATACCTTGAGCACGAGCATCACGGTAAGCCTGCAACTCCCCGTCCCACTTTTTAGTTGACATCGTGGTGCGAGTAGAAGCCTCACCAGGACTCAATTGTAAAGCGGAAATCTTGCAACCAAAACATCCTTCAACTTCTTCAGGATGTGTTACTCTTCTATGTAATGACATGTTTCCCCTGTTATACGATTTCTGTTGTTACAGTATACCCTGCTGCTTCCAATGACGCTTTTTCAGCAAGAGTAACTTCATACTTACTTCCACCTAGATAGTAGGTTTCCGCTGCATTTAGTTCATCGATATAAGGATATCTTGCCTCACGGTAAACGCCATTTTCCTTAATGACTGATATACCACGTCTTAATTTATATCTAATGTGTAACTTGTTATACCCTGCTGGACCCTCTTCGATATAGGGTGTTTCAAAGTAATACTTTGTTGTTGGCATTTTGTCTCCTTAGTAAGTTTACAGATAGGGCTAAAGTTTCCCTTAGCCCCACCTATCTAATTACTTAGACTAGGCTGCTGGACGAACTGCTGATGCAGTTTGTACACGCCATAGTGCATCTGAACGGTATAGGTTCCATCCAAGTACGCCGTACCATCCGATTGGACGTAGACGCATTAACTTGTCTGTAACTGGACCGATAACTGTATGTGGCTCTTCAGCAACAGCCTCAGCAAGTGCCTGTTGACCCATGATGAATGTGTCGTAGACGCGAGTCTGAGTTGTGCCTGAACCAGCACCAGCCTGTGAGTTAGGTAGACGTGGAGACTCGATGAAAGCAACGCCTTCAAAAGTTCCAATCTCGCCTGCGTAAATTCCTGCTGGATTTACGTACTCTGCAGGTTGACGCCATGCAGCGGTTCCAGTCTCAGCACGAAGATCGTGTGAAACTTCTGGGTGGATGTATGAAGCAAATAGGTTTCCACGACGTGGAACTACGTTTGCTGCACGCATCTTCGCTACTACGTAGCGGATATCTTTCGCCTTGATTGTATCAGTTGCAGATACACCAGTTACAGCAGCAGTTGAAATTGCTCCTGCGATCTCACGGATTACTTGAGTTCCGCCAGCAAGAACGCCGCGAACTACTATATCTAGAGAATCATTCATGTTGAATGCAACGATATTAGCAAGTGCTGGCTCTACATCAGCAAGGCTGAATAGGTCCAACTTGCGAGTTGAAATGATTGAGTTACCGTACTCATTTAGAGTAACAGCAACAGTTGTTGTAGCAGGTACTGCTACTGCATCTACGTCACTGGTTTCAGTTAGTGTAGATGTCTTAACTGCCAAGTCGTTATAAACTTGGAACAGTACGCTTGAACCAGCGTGGGTCTGTGATACAGGCTTCTTATCAGCCACAGCACGGAATGACGGTACGGAACGAAGAGCGAACTCTACGAGACGGTCATACGCCTGTGTTACAAGGTTAGCACCGACCACTGTGCCTGCTTGCCCTGAAGGCAAGGCGGCCGAGGTATATAAATCTGGCATTTAAGCAGATCCTTTCGGTTAGTTTGAAATTACTACGATTTTGAACCGTAGATTAGGTTTAGAATATCTTCGGCAGATTCAGCAGACTGAATTCTTATGCTCATGTCTTCTGCTTTGTCGGGGGATAAAGCCCCAGTTGTTACATTATCCATTTGTCGCAGAGATGCGACATCCTTAGAGTCTATCTCTTTTCTTGGCTCTAACTGGATACCGAATACATCGGCATTTTGTTCTAACCATCCTGAGATTGCTTCTTCAGAAGCATCTAAGTCATTTGGTATGAAAGCGGCAACTTTTGGGTTTACGCCACGGGATGCGAATACATCCTTCAAAACCCGCTCTCTTTGGGACTTGCTAAGTTCTCCTAAGGAGGACTCCAGTTCCTTGTTTCTTCTTTGTTCGACCTTTAGGGCCTTACGTAGTTTCTTTACAAGGTCTGTATCTGAATCAAAAGATGCGACTGTAACATCGTCATCCTCATCTTCATTTTCATCCCAGTAGTTATCGCGGTTGTTGCTCATAGCAACCTCTCCCTTTTCTTAGTAGTTGGCGTACGCCTCAAGGTAAATAGGGGCATTTACATTGGCTCGTACTATCGGTCTTGTACACCGCATGGGGCCGATGGATCCATGTCGGGATTCTAGTTAAATTAAGCCTAAAGCACTTCTGGAACTTAGGCTTTGTGATGTTAGGCCAGACTGTCCTCTAAACGCCATTACTTCTTGCTCTGCAAGACGTCTACGACGCTCTGATTCAAGTCCCTTAAATTGTTCTTGTTCAAGTTCTGATTGAATAGTGGCTGCAGTTTGAGCACCAGCACGCTCATAGATACCTGATAGTTTAGTTGTAGGCGCTAGACTCTCTGCAATAGTTGCATATCCTTTAGAGGCAAGAGCACTTACTTCTCCTTCAGTTAATCCTTGTGCTGTTAATTGAGCACCATATTGCTTTGCACGTTCTGCGCTAAACGGTGTAAGATTATTTGCTCTACGTATTGCTTCAATAGCAAAGGCTGCAGTATTTACGTTTTGCTTCATTTGCTCAGTACCCACATTTGGATCCATATAGAAGTCCATAAGGTCTGTCTCATTATTTATATAACCAAGTTGCTTTAATGTTTGAACTCTGGCAGGATCAGCATTAACTGCTTGTAATCTAGCAGTATTTGCATATGTATCTAAATCTGCTACGCTTCTTTTATTCTTCAAGTAGCCCTGAATATAACTCTGACTTGCAAATTTAGGATTTGCATTGTATTTAGCAACAACATTCTTATAGCCTTCAACTGAGTTGAATAACTCTGTAGCGGTATATTTATCAGTTAAGGAATCATTATAGAAACCATACTTAGTATAGAATGGAGACTTAAGTGTTGTTCCAGTCTTGGTAGTAAATTCTTTGTTATTCAAATAGATACTAATGGCAGACTCTCCATCAATGCCATCTTTAAGTAATGCCTGTAAGAATGTTACTGATTCATCTACCAGATCAGAAGGCAATCCTTTGGATAATAGAAGTGACTTTAAAACCTGTACATTTGTAGTACCAACTTCTTCTTCCTGTTGTTGGCCATATGCAGGGTTTGATTCAAAACCAGTGCTTCCGTCGCTGTATACAATATCGTAACCAATTATCTGGCCCTTAGAGTCTGTTCTAGCAATACGACTTACTATAGTCCTAGGAGTAGGTTCTTGAACTGTACTTGGTGCGTAAATTGGACTTAATGGTTGAGCATATTTGCCAGTACCAGCAGCAAAGGCTGCAGCCTCAGCCTGTAATCTTGCAGATGCTGCTTGTCCAGGAGTTGGAGTTTTAGTTGTTGCTTTAGGAGTTTCTTGTTTTACGGGAGCAGGTCTTGTGTTAGTTGCAGGACTTCCATAGACATTAATAGTTTGTGTTGGTGTTGCTTTTGGTGCAGTTCTGTCTTCTCTTACGTTAGCGGTAGGTTGTGTTTTCTTGGTTGCCATTATCTACCTAACTTCTGAGTTAAACGTTCACCAAGAGATGCTGCTTCTTTGATAGCAGTTGGACTTGTAGCATAACGTGGGTCATTAACAATCAAATTATTTAACTCTATTTCATTCATAGGTCTATAATTTCCCTTATCATCTTTATAGTTCAAAGCAGCAACTATAAGTTTGTCATCATTATTTACTGTGCGTCCAAATGATTTTCTTAAAACCTCTTGTAATGGAGAGATAAAAGTCATTACATCATCACCAGCAAGTACTTGATTCTGTACTCCTAGATATTGGGTTGCTGCAACTCTTCTTTGCTTAGAGAAGTAATCATTAAGTTTCTGGCTAGCAACAGCATCATCTGATGAACTTAATACGTCTTTAATAACATTTGCTACGGCAGGTAAATCAGGTTCGGCTAATAGGTTGTTTCTATGAACTCCTACGATTTGATCGTATAGACCCTTTGCTTGACCGCCTAGGTTTTCGCTAGTAGCCACATCAAAATTCTTAACAAGATAGTTAGCAAGGAACTGTTGTTGTTCTTGCTCAGTAAAGCCTTCACCTAGAGTCTTAGTTACTGAACTAGTGACATCACCCTTTGTGGTCATTGAGGTTACGGTCTTAGCCTTTTGTCTTTCAGCCTCAGCATTATAGGCTTTCTGAAAATCTTCTATCTGAACTTGAGAAGGATATGCTCCAAAAGCCTGATAGTATGCATTAGACAACTGAGATTTAGCATCTGTAAGGTCAAGTAACTTTATAGCAGTAGCAATATTCTTGCTAAACTTTACTGTATTTTGAAGACTCTTATTAGAATATAGTTCTTTTAGAGTATCTAAAAATGGCACACCATTTTGAAGTGCAATTCTAGATACTTCCTGCATAGCCTTGGTGTCTTCGTTTCCGATAACACCACGAGGGGTTGTATCTTTAGATGCTCCGCTTCCACGAAGAAGTGCTTGGATATAATCTAGTTTATTAGTAAAACCAGTAACAGGACTTGCTTCATTTCTCCAGTTTAAAAGATAGTTTCCAATTGCATATGAGTATGCAGCAGGGTTTGTATATACCTGAGATTTGGTTTCAAAAGATTCTTTTGCCTGCACCTGTGCAAGTTGAGCCGCTTGTTCAGCCTGTGACGTTAATGGTCCTTGGTTAAAACTCAATTTATTCCTCAACCTTCAGTTTTGATGCAAACACTCCATAGTACATACGAGCAAATGCTGGATTGTTAATCATTAATTGTGTAGCCAAATTGTCTAACTTCTTTGCTTCTTCTTGAGCAAGCCAGAAACCTGCACCCATTTGTGGGGTAGCAGTAGTTCTTACTTCCTGTAGATACTTCTCTAAGTCTTTGTAGGCTGCATAGAATTGAGCAGTCTCGTTATAAATAGGAGATTCTTGGAATGCTGGATCTTGCAAGGCTCTTCCAACGTTTGCAATCTTCTCTTCAGCAGAACCAATATCAACTGACATTACAGGAGCGTTGCCACCAAATTGTTCATTTAGTTTAATTATTTCATCTGTATACCAAACATCGCTATATCCCATGGTTGCTTGTTCCTCAGAGATCTGAGACTTAGCCATTTGATAAACAATGTTTTCAGCGTATTGTTCTAACTCTTCAGGACGTAGATTACGACGACGACCTGTAGCCTTCTGCCAGTTATAGTATGCAGTTGCTGCTTCTCCACCAGGGAAGAAGTAAGGAACAATATCTCCCGCTTTTGTAGCATACTTATCTGCAACTTCTGGATTCTTATTTAAGAATGACCAAGCGTCGCCAGTACCACGAACACTTCGTGTGGATCCAGCAAGGATTGGTAGCAAGTTTTTAATACCAAACGTATCAGCAAACTCACCAACAGCAGCAAAGTAATCACCAGGATACTTCTTGCTTATCTGGTCATATGCGTTATAAAGGAAAGTTTGGGTTCTTAAAGCACCATTTTTGTCCTTAGCAAATACCTCTTGTGAAGGTGTTGCTGGTGCAATAGACTGGAAGAATGCTGTGTATAATTGAGTCCAACGAGATAGACCACGAGCATCATTGAATAATTGATTTCGCGCTGTATCATCGGCTAATGGATTATCTCCATAGTCACCAGTAGATGCTAGATAACCAGCCCAATCCTTAACACCACGTTCTACCTGTGTGTTGTTATTAATGGATAGTAAGAAAGATTTCTTTAACCATGCTGGGAATACTAAATCTTGAATACCTTCTGGTTCACCAAATGGGAATATGATTTGACGCATAGCATCCCACTCAGGACCAAATGCTTTAGACTTACCACTTGCTCCGTAGATAATCTGACCCATAGGTCCAATACCAGGGATTGCTGGGTTAACTGCACCAAATACAAGGTTCAAAGACTGTACGGGAGCAGTAATCTGTAGTGCTTGGGCTGAATCAATATTCTTGCCAGCCAATGCTCCAATGATACTACCTGCTAATGGATAGCGGAATCTAGTCTCACCAAATTCATCTTTATAAAAGAATCCTTGGTTCTCCTCATACTTAGTTCCAGTTAGGTCATAGATAGCACTAGAACCTTGTTGGGTAAGTGCATTATATGCACGGCCAAGTCTATAGAACTGTACAGGGTTGTCTTTTAGTAATTGACTCCACTTGTACATAGTATTGAATTGTGCCTGAGCAAAGGGGAAAATTGCTCTTACAGCATTTGCATACTGGCGCTGCCTTGAAGCATCATAGAATAAATCTTTTGTATATTGTGAGGCTTTCTTAGCAGCCATAGAGTTCATAGTATCTAAACTAATACCATCTTTAATTGTCTTGCCTTTTTTACGAGCAGCAACCTCTTTGTTGATAGCACGTAGAGAAGGATGACGACGAAGGCTTATGTTCTTACCATTTATAGTTAATGGCGCTAAAGACTTCTTAGCATTAACTAAAAGTGAATCTAGAGCATCATCATTAATCATGCCTACATAACGACCTACGTGATCCCAGTATGACATACGGAACTCAGGTGAGAAGTTAGCAACGTTTTCTACCTTAGTTGCAATATCAAAGAACCAAGATACAGCAGTATCTAAATACTTAGTCTGTTGAGGACCGAATCTCTTATCACGAACATGGATAACTGTAGATCCAGTCATATCTTCCTTAGGGAAGTTACGGGCTACAAGAGTCTTAAATGCACCATCTTCATCAGCAAAGTCATTGATATTTCCTGCTTGTTTGTAACTAGGTATCTCAATGTTTTTACCATTAACTGTTACACGACCATCAGCCAAAAGAGTACGCATATTAACAGAGCCTGGACCAGTTCCTACCACGTTATTTACATAACGGGCTACAGAACCAGTAGACTCTTTATCAAATAGATATACCTTTATGTTTTCAGGTATCATATTATCAGGAGAAAGGTTGTACTTTCCATTTACTTTCTTCTGATCTTTTAGAAACAGTTTAGCAAACTCTCCAGTTTGGACACCGTTTCTACCACCATTTACTAAATCTTGTAATATACCAGCAAACTTTTCGCCTTTACCTTCAATAAGAAGGCGAACTAATTCATCTTCTTGCCCGTCCATATGTCTTGCTACAAGAGGAATTAATCTATCAGAATGAGCACGAATTAAAGTATTGGCTAATCCTATGTGGTACTTATCGCTCTCAATACCTACAGCCTCATAGATCTTACCTACGAAAGCAAAGCGTGGATCTCCAGAGTTATAGTTTCTAGCAAGGAAGTTAAAGTTCTCTTCAATAGCCTCAGATACAGCAGCATTAACTTCTGCATCTTTACCTACAAGTTTATTACCATTAACATCGTTACCATATTTGGATACTTTGCCTAGTAATTGTCTTACTTTGCCACCATCTGGACTACCCATCATCATGGCTATATAGCCTATTGGATGGTTAAATAATGAATCGTGTCCTGAGAAATATTGACGGAACTGCATTTCACCAATGTTGCGCATAATATATGCTACACGGAATGCTAATTGAGCGGTTCTCCAGCGATCACCAATCTCAGTATTAAATACATCTAAAGCATTTTTAGTACCATATTTAATCTTGTGATCGTTATACTTACTGATTAACTTCTTAATATCTCTAGTATCAGGTAATCTAATAACATCATCTAGGAATTGATATTCAAATATAGCCTGGTCACCAGCAAAGGTATGAGTTGTTGCTTGTCCGTTTACTAAAACTCCATCAAGAGAAGGTAGTTCACCTTTTGCAAGTTTCTCTGGTGTATACTGTTTAATGATAGCATTTTCTCTACCAGTAGCACGGAATGCTTCACGTACTGCATCTTGTAGATTTGTATCTCCAGGTGATAATCTATTTGCTAGGGCTACTTGAGCCTTTTCAATCTCTTGAAACACTACACCAGAACGTTGTTCTAAAGATGTAGCAGATGTAATTCTATTGATAGTAGTAGAGATAATCTCATCAGGAATACCAGCAGATGACATCCAGTCTTCCATACCATTTACAAGTCTGTCAATATCATCAAGAGGTAATACTACAGACTGTGTAAAGTAACGACCAAATCCCTTTTCAATACGCTCTACTTGAGCAATTGCTTTACTAGCAAGTGGTGGAACAACCTTAAATAATGGGTTGTTAGCCATCTTTGCTGCTTCTGCTTTTAAAGTAAGAGAACGAAATACCTTAGGGTCAGATGTAGGCGCTGCTAAATGCTTTAAGAATATAGATATTACTTCATCGCCTGTCTTAGCAGTAACTAGTTCTTGAGTCATTTCAACATCTAGTTTGCGACCAAATAAACGATGTAATCTTGAAAAGTCTGTTTCGTTTGCTACGATATCTGCAATCTGAGCAAAGCGCTTTCCTAGTAGGTAGGTAGCAGCCTTATTAAGGTCTCCCTTAACTGCTCCACCAAAGCCATCAGTTATTCCGACTTCAGATCTATAAAACTCTTTTAAGTATTGAGTATCTGCAATATCCATCTCTAGGTCTAATAATTTAGCGATTCCAATATTCTCAGGATCATTAATTATTTGAGCAACTAGATCTGGGTCTTGTGCGGCATAATCACGCAAGATCTCAATCTCTTTTAACTTACCATCAATACCTGCTTTAGCAGCCTTAGCATTCTCTAAAGCGGTACTTGCTTCTAAAATTTCTTGTTGTGCTTCTTTGACTGAAGCAACTAATTTAGCACCGAGTTGAGTACCCATCTCTGCTTTACCAGACAATGATGTAATAACATCAGTAACGCCTACTCGGCGTGCTCCAACCTTAGCGCCATTAGTGATTACTACTCCACCTATGCCGCCATTGATAGCACGGATATTGCTATAACCATCGGCTAGCCATTGATTCTTAACAGCATCTTCTACGAGATTTATTAATTCTTCGTTTTTAGTTGCTACGGCTCTACCAATTAAAGTAGCGACACTTTCAGTTCCACCATCAAATACGATATCATCAACAGATGCTTGAATAGCACTCTTGCCATCAGCACCCTTTTGAATGTATTTAGTTAATACAGTTCTTAGTTCGTCTGAGATATCTTCTTGTAATCTTAATTGTAGATCGTTCCAGAAGTTAGTACGACGCTCTAATTCAATACCGCGTTCTTCCATTGAGACACCCTTGTAGGTGCGTGAAAGATCATATAACTCTAAGGGTTCTTTTGCTGAGGCAGTAACAATATACTCACCATTATCAAATGCACCAAACTGCAGTTTGCCAGCCTCAGGTACTTCTTCTAGGTATAAACCAGTAAATGTTTTACCAGTATTAATATAATCTGCCTCTAGTTGAGCAATAGAATCAACTACACCTTCAGGCTTTTTCTCAGCAATACTCTTAACTACAAAGTCGCCAATACTTCCATCTGCAATTGCTGCTGCTGTATCAGGATCTCCTGCTACCTTTTCGCCACGTCCAATACCAAAGGTTAATGCTTTTTCTAATTTCTTAACAATTGCATTACTTTTAGATTGAGAAGTTCTTACTAAATCTCTTTCCGCCTTCATGTAGGTATTATCTACAGTACGACGTACTTTCTTTTCAGCACCATGACGTTCTTTAATTAATGCTTTTTCTTCTTTTGTAAGATTCTTAATTTCATTTGCCTTGACGGTATTTGCCTCATCAAGTACTGCTTGAGCAGCAGTTTTTGCTTTAGTAAGTTCTTTTCCACCCTTAACAATCTTAGTAATAGCACCAGGACCAAGATACATAGATGGGTCAGTACCTATGGAAAGAGTAGCGTCAACAATACCAGACATTACACGATATGGTGTACCGTTTGGATCTGCACCTAAACCACTTAATGCTGCACGACCTAGAGTAAATGATTTATTATTTATACGGCCATAAGCAGACATAGCCTTAGCCTGTCCAGCGCCAACTTTACTTTCAGGGTTAATAAAGAAACCTGAACCAGTATCAATTGGTCCTTTACCAGTTATAAGTCCGCGAGTAGCATTTAAAAGTTGACCAAGATTTGTTGTATCTCCAGAAAACATAGTACCTGGATTAATATTTTGTAATAACTGTCCAGCACTAACGCCATCTTTTTTACCTAAAGAATAAAGGTCACGACCAACTGTAGTTAAATATTGATAAGGTGCTTGTAGTGTAGCAAATGTTACGCGAGATGCGCCTTTTAAAACTCCATAAACGCTTTCTCTAAAACCTCTATCCTTATCAGCCTGACTTTTAATGTTATCAACATTGATTAAGTCTTGCTTTAATTGAGAAATACCATCATTGGCTGATAGTTTTTCAATACCTTTTGTAGATGAATTAAGACCAATTTTAGCAGCACTAATTAAATAATCTTTACTTTGATTTGGAAACATCTTTACAAGAGAGTTAAAGTTCTCTATTGTAGCCTGGTCTAATCCTGCAATCTTCTGATCTACCATATTTGGTAAATTGGTCGATACTGGATCTATGTCAAATAGGCTTGTATACTTTTGTTTATTCCAAGACTTTACTAATGGATCAAGCATTAACGACCTTCTTGGATAAAGGATTCCATAAGTCTGCGATTTTGAGGTGTAGGATCCATCATGAACATAGCACGTGCTATAAGAGCATTATTATCAGGAGCATCAATAGGTGCAGGTAACTCTTCTGGCTGACGGCCAGGGGTATTTCCTGGAGCACCATCTGTAATAAAACCTGGATTAGGATTCTCTTCAGTAAAGAACGAAGTATTTACTCTAGATGCAATAAGGTTTGAAGAAGCAGGGTTCATTGTCACCTGAGGAACCTCAGTAGATGCACCTGATGCTATATTTTGCAATTGAGTTCTTTGACTGTATGCGCCACCAGTAGCATTCTGAACTTTTGCTTCTCTTTGTAATTTCTTTACACGTTCAGATACTAAATTTGATGGATTTAGATCAGTGCGTTTAGCATCTTTTCCTACTCCACTTACAACATCTCTGTTTTTCATTTAATATCCTATCTTGCGAATTGAGTTTTTATATTAACAGTCCCGCCACACCAAATATTGTACTGAATAGCAATATTAATTGCTTTCTTTGCGGAACTTGCAGCCTTGGCATGAACTTTTAATTCATTTTCCATAGCAGCAAGGGCTCCTAAAGCAAATGATCCACCAGAACCAATGCCATACAAGCCTTTATCATCTCTCATATAACCAAAATCATCAGAGATTTGATATATCTTTCCATTAAAACATATTAAAGCATCCCAACCAGCATCATCATCTTTCTTATTTGCTGGATTTGGGTCATAACCAGCCTCTGCAAGAACTTGTCTTATAGAGGGAAGAACTCTAATCATTACAAAACGATCTGGATCTTGTGTTTTTACTACCTTAGGTGGTTGCCATAAGTTATAAAGCACATCACCTGCAGTTGCATCACCTGCTACTGCTACTAAATATTCTCCAACTTTAACTATCTTGTCGCAACCTTTAGCCACATAAGGCCTATCGGTATAAGTTGTCATTGAATCTGCCGCTAAGACAGCCCAACCTTTACCCTGAATACCAACTATTGCTGTCATTGTCCCCTACTTAGTTATGCTTGTCCTTGTAAACCTGCCAAAATTGTCATTAAATCTGGTGCGCCTTGTTGTGGGATTCCACCAGAAGCGGATCCAGGAGTGGCTGGGGACAGGGGAGCCTGCTCTACTGGGGCTTGTGAACCTGGTGGAACCATTCCAGACTGCGCCTGTGCCATTTGTTGTTCCTGCGGAGTAGGTGCAGGAGGAGTAAATACGGCTAACGCAGCATTCTCTATACTTTCCCCGTTACGTGTACGCGTAATAACATCAGCAATATTTTTAATCATTGGTGATGGATCTTGTCCTTGAGCGGCCATAGCAGGAATTGCTTGTGCAGTTGCTGTTATAGCAGCGGTCAAGTTAGAACGCATCTTTTCAATTTCAATTCGTTGTTCTTCCAAAGTAACGTTAACGGACCAAGGAAGTTCTCTACGGATGAAGTCTTTAGATACTAATTCAGCACCTAGTGCTTGCAGAGAGAAAATTAGAGCGCGTGATGGGTCAAGACCAGCCATCAATCCATAGCGTACTTCAATTGAAGAGTCGCCCTTGATGTCTTTGCTTGGTGTGTACTTTAACTCGTACGGAGTACCCTGTGCGACACCTCTAACTGATTTCTCTGTATTAAACACCATCTCGTCAACTTCAAAGCAAGCCTTAACGACTTCTTCAAAAGTTTCAGCGAGAATGGTTTGCCCAGCCTTGATCTGAGAATCAAATGCTCCTAATAGCGCTTGAACACCTTGACCAGTGATAACACTAGCGTCGATTGTTCCAGATCTGCCTTCAGGATAACGAGCACCAAGACGCATCTCAGATTGAAGTGCTGCTTGCTCTTGAAAGGCAGCGTTAGGTATATCGAGTCTTACTCGACCTACGCCTTGCGGTTGGGATGTGCGAATAATCGCATCAGGACCCATAGGCAAATCTACTACATCGGTAGGAACAACTAGAGGGGCTTGAATAGCCTTCTCTGCTGCTTCCATACCTAGATTAGCAAAACGTGCTCTTGCTAATTGTACATATAAAACATCATCAAACTGTCCGCGTGGTTCATCATCAATGCCAGGCTTACGAGCAACAAATGTAAGCATCTTGCCTACAGGATTTTTTGCTTCGTTTAATACTAGGTTGCCACGGCTAGGTACATAAAGAACAATGTTATTTCTATCTGTGTAACGGATAAGTTCCACAACAGAGTTGGTATTTTGATTGTAGCCAAGTTGACCAAGTATTGCACCAGCATATTCAGGATATTCATTTGCTAACTCTCCAAGTGTTTTCATATAACGCTTGGCGTATGAAATACAACGGCCAAACCTATCAAACTCAGGATATGCACCAATTGGGTCTTCTACTCGAATACGAGGAAGTTGTGTTTCAAAATCTAATTCAACATGGATAGGTAAGAAGCCATAAGTGAAATACCAATCAGCGCCCCAGTACATTTGTGATTGTAGACGTGATTGGTAAACATAGTTATTAGCAATCATACCGCGCTTATCAGCAAATGCTCTAGCACGATCTGAAGTAGTATTAGTTGTTGAACAGTTAAAAGATGGAAGAGGAGCAAGTACCTCTGCTAAGTCACGGGCTGCAACATCTACGAAGTTGGCAACCATGGCTGAATTCATTCCCTCTGGGAATAGATCAGGAAATACCTCTGTCATTTTACCCTTGCGGACAGCAAGGATATCTGACATACGAGCATCTCTAGACGCATGGCGTAGTTTTAGATTATCAACGCGTTGCGCGATAGCCTCAATATTAACTGACATTAGTTTCCTATTCGTATGAAGACATCTCGTAATCGTTTACATTTACAGTAAAGCGATTATCAATCTGTTTACGGGTAGCCCATCTATTTCTAATATGGGTCTGATTAATATTTCCGTTATTAACTATTTCTCTTGCTCTTAGTTCACAGAACCATAAAGCCATTACGCAGTCTGTAGGACCACGAGTATCAGGTTTCCAAGTAATCAATTGCTGTATTAGAGCCTTGATACCTTCAGAGCCTTCCTGTGAGGGAAGTTCTATTAGGTTATTATCTTGATGTAAGTTATTTCGCATAGTGCCAAATAGACCAGACATCGCGGCTACACCAAAAGATGTGTCCCACTTGTTTTTACCTGTGAATTGACTTGAGAATCTAATGCCTCGAGAGGCTAGGTATGAGTTTAGATCTGCGTCTAAGGCGTAAGCCTTCTGATGCGCATTAGTCTCAATTCTTAGTTCTTGAGGATTGTACTTTACGCACCAGTCCTCAATTAACTCTTGTATCTTAGCAGGTGTTGGATCTTTCATATTCTCAACATCTAATATGTACCGTTTACGCGTCATGCGATCTACAGTCATAACTACTGCTGCTGTCTTACCACTCATCGCTGGGTCTAAGCCCATGATGGTGTAGTATGAACCTGGTTCTTTAGGATGTCCTGCTGCGCCTGGCTTTAACGGCCCGCGTTTACGCATCCCATTGATGGAGCCTTGGACACATCCAGGTGGAAAAATAGAGTCTTCTTGTATGTCTTGCTGTTGATATACCAAAGCCCAGGCAGAGGCTGAAACTTCACTTCGGCGCCTAAATAGCGCGGGACCATTCCATTTTGGGTAGAGCCCATCTTCATCAGGTTGAACCTCTTCCTCAGAACCTTCCCATGGTATATGGGACTTAGGCCATAATGTAACCCAGTCTTCAGGGTCATCTGCAAACTCAAGTACTGCTGGCATGTTCATATAGGTAAAGGGTGTCTTACCACTAGACCAATGCTCAGGATTACGTATCTCTCGATAGAGATCATTTGCTGCGATACGTGTTCCTACAATAAGTAACTTACCAGCATCACCAAGACGAGTAATAACTTCTCGCTGTAGCCAGAGTAGTTGCTTCTCCCATTCATGAGCGTTGGTAGTAGTCACAACGTCATCAAGGATAATTAGATCTGAACGAGCACCAGTGATCTGACCACCAATACCTAGAGCCTGTACAGTAGGATCTTTTTCGGTAGAGTCACGAGCCACATAGATGCGGTCAGCCTTCCAAGAGTCTGAGTCCTCTTTCCAACCACCAGCGCTTCCATAGATGGCTTGCATCTTGGACCAGCGTTCATGATTGAGGCGTTGCTTGATTGAGTATAGATACTCTTTAGCACGCTCTTGGGTTTTGGAGACAATAGTAATTTTAACATTCGGATTCATCGCAATCCGATATACACAGTAGTTGACTGTGATGACTGTAGACTTAGCATGCTCAGGTGGTACATTTACCAATAGGCGCTTAGCAGAGGCTGGTTCATAAACCATCGCCTCATGCATCCAGGAAGGAGTCCTACCTTCAAGGATATCAATCCAGTTCTGGTGGTGGGGGAAGATCGGGCTATCTAGGAACTCTCTTGAGAACTCCTCAAAGCCAATTTTAAACTTAGCATCACCTGAGACTATGGAGATTGCCTTCTGGCCCTCATCCTTAGCCTTCTCTAGTTCAGCCATGAACTTAGAGTCTTTCTTCCAATCCTTCAGCACATCTGGTTTACGGCCGGCCCTGACAATGGCATCCTGAATGGATAGACCTTGCCTAGCAAGATCAATAACTTTGGCCTTGGCTTCACGGAGTGCTACAACGCTATGGTGTTCACCACCTGCTTTAAACCCCATATATAACCTCCATAAAGATCCCCCTTCGTTCGGCGCCTCTAGGCGCCTCACTACCCCCTAAACGAGGAGCGCAATAAGCGCTCCGAGAAACTCGCTATTTACTTCACGCTCGTTTTACGGTACATATATACTAACCCGTTCAGTAGGGGTAAACCGAACGCACCGTGTTTGAAAGTAGTATAAATTACTGGCTTCATATGATGTGAAAAAAATTAGAACTGATAGTGTATACATCCGCCGCAGGCGGTTTAAAGCACTGGGGTCGCGCCTTAGCGCGTCCTTCAGGGCTTCGGGGGTCTGGGGGTGTCCCCCAGCGGGGTCTGGGGCAGAGCCCCAGCGCGTACACGCGTAAAAAAAACAACCCCGCACGCGTTCGCACGCATACGGGGCTGAGTTTGTGTTGGCTGACTATCTGCTATTCATGTTTGCAAGTCCGTTCAACACGTCGAGCAGGATTGCGATTTGCTCTTTTGCTTCGGTCATTTGCGCGGTGTCTGCGCTCTTGGTCTTGCGTGGCTTTGGCTTGCTTCCCGCGATTATCGCCTGACCTTCTGCGCTGTCTGCATCGTGCCAGTTTTCGCGTGTGGTTTTCTTGCTTGTTTTCTGTGTGGCTTCCGCTTTGTTATCCACGCCTATTTGAGCGCCGATTTCGAAAATGCGGGCGAATAAATCCGCGTAGCCATTCTCGTCTGTGTCTGCTTCGTACTTCTCCGCTAACGCGTTCAGGCTTTGTGATGCCATGCGTAAACGGCTTGATGCGCTTCCCTTCTTGGTTAATGCTGATTCCAAGCGGTTGGCGATTGACTTCTGAACATCTGCGCTGATTGGCAGTTGAGCAGTTAGTTCTTTTATTTGTGCGTTCATTTGTTTTTTTCCTTTGTTCGGTTTTGCTCTGCCTATTTGGCATTAATCCAAGCCTATACCAAGCCAAGCAAAAAACCTAATTTGAGCGTGAAACTGGGGCGTTTTGTCCTATTTTGTCCGATTCCGTTTTGGGGTTTGTGTTGGTGGCATCTCCCACCAGCGCCAAGCGCATGTCCGAAATGTCCGATTTCCAGCGCACTCCAGCACGCACGCGTGCTACATACATCGCTGTTGCACACACGCACAGGCGTCATCTAGCACGCACGCACACGACATACCTCGCTGCCACGCGTACTGGCACACGCCTACGATTCGTTTGTGAACCAAGTTAAAACTCTATTGACTTACATACGCACAGGTTTCTTTCTTTCTTTGGGGCTTTTTTAAGCCAATTTTAGGCTGTGGTATAGTTGGTTTTGGTAGTCAAAAGGCTACCTAGAGAATCTCTCTCGAGTGTTTACAGGTTAATTCATGACCTATTCCTTTCACTCGGGGGAGATTTTCTACCTTACACGAAAGGAACCACATGTATATCGAGATAACAGACGGCATCGCAATCATTATCGCGTTGTCGCTAAGTATCACGCTTATCACTACCACCGCACTACACAACGCTAGACTCACACGTCAAATCCGTGAGATGAACGGAAAGAAGTAAATCATGCCTACTACACGGATACCCCCTGACGAGGGTACGTTTGCTGGCTACTATCGTGAGATAGAAACTCATGATTGGTACGTTGGTTTGTCGCAAGAAACACGCGATAAACTAAACCACACCTATATCGAGCAGGACGGGTGGGGTATGTGTAATTGTGGACGTGGTGGACGTATGCTACGCATAATAACCTTCATGGAAGGGTCTGATGCGTACTCACTATCCGACCAGCGTTGCCAAAGATGCACACGTACTAAAACAATGGAACATACGCTTAGTATGTCCGACTTCGAGTACTTGTACGAGAAGTTCGCAGACTACAACACGAGTAGGTTGTATGACTTACTCATGCCATTCGAACATATGCCTGAAGATGACACCACACGAGACATGTGTGAGGGTTGTAATTCTCTCATATTCGAGGAAAATGATTTACGTGTATTGCCTCGTCAATGCGTATCAGTTCAGGCGCAAGATGATGATGGCGAGAAGTACACAGTACACGCTAACTGCTCATACACTTGTGAGTGTAATGCTGTAATGCTCATAGGCGGTGGCACATATTCGGTAGATAGAAACCGCGTATGTTATGCCTGTTATATCAGGTATGACGATGCTGGCGAGATTACCGAGTGTGGCTGGTGTAATCGCATGTTCACAGAAACTCACTACTCGGAATTACGGGATAGAGAGTTGTGTACTAACTGCTTTGATAGCGGTTGGGATTGTGATGATTGTGGATACACAATGTACGAGGACGGAGAACATGAGTGTTATCGTGAGTCAGACAGCCTGATTTACGAGTACTCATACAAGCCAGACCCGCAATTCTACGGCTCAGATAACTACTACTTCGGCTTCGAGTTAGAGGTCGAGGATGAGCGTGGTTGGGGCTGTGAGAATGGCGCTGAATTAGTGCTAGACACACTAGGCAAGCGTGTATACATCAAGCGTGATGGCTCACTCGACAACGGCTTCGAGATAGTATCTCACCCACACTCATTTGACGAGATTAAAAAACTCGACTTGAGTTTCATGAACAGATTACGCATGAAAGGTTTCCGTTCATGGGATACAAATACATGTGGATTGCACGTACATATATCACGTACGGCTTTCCGCAAACAAGGCAAGCGTGATGAGGCTCACGAGTTGAGATTCCAAAAACTCATCTACGACAACGGCACACAAGTTCGTGCAATAGCAGGGCGTACAAGCGCCTTTGCACGATTCAATGATAAAGGCGCACTCGTACCTAAGGTTAAGTTCGGACACACAGCCGACAGATACGAGGCGATTAACTCACAGAACGACCACACGCTAGAGGTTCGAGTGTTCAGAGGTTCACTCAAGCCTACTCGTGTGTTATCAGCGGTAGAGTTCTTACACTCAGCCATTGAGTACACACGCAACATGAAGATAAATCCGAATGACAGCCAGTTAGGTTGGATACGTTTCATGGGATACGTACTAGATAACAAGGACAAGTATGAAAACTTTGCGCAAATTGCGCTAAGTACCCTCGAGTATTCAAACTCGAGAGAACATGAAAGCGAGGAAAACTAATGTGTATGTTATGCGTAGTTCCGCCTAACGTATTACCTTCGCGTGATAAGTTGATGTATTCCGCGATGAACAATCCTGATGGCTTTGGCTTTGCCATTGTCATCTCAAGCGAGAAGCGTATTCTCGTAGAACACACAATGAATCCTGATGATGCGGTTAATCGCTTCCTCGAGATGCGTGCTAAGTATCCTGATGACTACGCCTTATGGCACGCAAGATACGCAACACATGGCACTACTAACTTGGCTAACTGCCACCCGTTTTACGTGGTAGATAACCAAACTGTGCTGGCACACAACGGAGTATTACCAATAGATATACCCGCTGGTGATACACGTTCAGACACACGCATATTTACGGAAGATGTTCTTGCGCAAATGGGTGGTGTTAGTGCCTTAGATAATCCTCACATGTACAACATGATAGAGGAATACACGTCAGGCTCTAAGTTGTGCGTGCTGACTATTGACCCTAAGGCTGAGTATCAGATGTACTTGATACACGCAGACAAGGGGCAAGAGGATGAGAGTAAAGTGTGGTGGTCTAACGATAGTTGCAAGGCTGACTACGGATACTCACGCTGGGTTCCCAGTAAATCCTATGACAGTTTTTACCCACCTTACACGTATGATGCTTACGATACTGCGGAAGGTTTATTCCCTTGCGTGGCATGCAACGCGTTGATAGATGAACGACGTATGGATACAGATGCTACGTGTCCAATGTGTCTAGTGTGCCAATGGTGCGACATGGCTTCAGATGGTTGCATGTGCTACAAGAAAACAAGCAAGGCGCTTGATGACCAAGCGTATCACTCAGCATGGGGGCTATCATGAAACGCATAGCAAAACAACCACCCGCAAGGGCATACGCAAGCATGGCTGATATGTGCTACAAGCACTATGAGTTGGCGCTTGCTGAACGCAAAATGGTAGATGCGAGTAGGTGGCTACTAAAGGCACACACGTATCGCAAACAGGCTGGACAAATCGGACACGAGAAGGAGTTATCTGATGCGAACTGCTAAGTGTATCGACACGCGTTGCTACAAGTGTGATGTACCTATATGGGTGCCAGTACACGATTACAACGCGGAAAGAAACTATTGCTACTCGTGTGGCATGTCAAAGATAGGAGTGCTAAGTGGATACACATACACTACGCAAGAAGGTTAGTGAGTGGGATACTATCGAGTGGAAAACCACTCGTACTGGTAATGAAACCGCTACTGTCATGCTAAATGCTGGCGAGTACTTTCACGTTGAGGAAGGCTGGGAAATTGATGGCCCGATACGCGTGAAGATAACTTACTCGCCAAGCACTAAGAAAACTACCGCTAGGTATTCGCCCCTGCCTAGCGATATGTTTGATATAGATAATCCATACGAGTACCCATGTGCTTCGTGTGGCTCTCGTCGCCACGTACCTTGCGTAGGCGATAAACCTGAGTGCGCTTACCGCGTATTCCTAATGAAAGGTGGTATGTTATGACTTTCCCTAAGTTCAAGAAGGAAGCCGCGTGTACAGGTAGCACTACGCCTGATGATTGGTTTCCTGAGTTTAATCTATCAGACGGAAGTCGTACGGGTATTAGATTTAGATACTCATACACACCCGAAGCCATGCGTGCTAGAAACACTTGCTTAGATTGTCCCGCGTTTGATGAGTGCCTAGAGTATTCCTTACAATGGACAGACTTGGAAGGGATATGGGCAAACATGGACAAGTATGAACGCGCACAGGAACAGCGTGTGAGAGGTATTAAAACTACCAGTTTAACTTTCTCATACGATAATCCGCTAGATATAGATATAAAACCAAGAACGCAAGATGAAAGCGAGTGGGATAATGTATGACTATGATGACAAGTTCACACAAGAAACTGTGTGGGAACAATTACGCTTCATGGGTTGGCTCACGTTTGCCATACTCGGAGTGATAGGTACGATACTATCGGTGGCGCTATGAAATGTCGCTATTGTGGTAATCTACGTGATGCTGGTATACAGGATAATATCCCTGCGTGCCACGCATGCTATTGTAAGAGAGGTGGAATAAATGAGTGAGTACGGAAGGTGGCGTGTGAAGGCTAAGTGCTTGGTTGTTGTCTATCAAGACTTTGTGTGTGATGGCGCAGAAAAAGCCATAGACTTAGCCATTGACGCGGTTGATGAGTGGAACGTGTACTCATTAGACGAGGCTGAAGTTCAGCGTGTACTCGAAGTGGAAAGGTTGGACTAATGAATATCCCATACGGAGATGTAGTTCATCTCTTGCGTAAAGAGGAATTGGTTGGTCTTATCGGGCGTGAATTAACTAAGCCTGAGTGGACTAAAGCCAAGCGTATCCTTATGGCTGATAGAGAAATGTGGTCGTGCATAGATAGCACGCTCATGCTAATTGTAGACGAGATACGAAGGGAGAGAATATGAGTGAGAAGTATGTACTACGTGTGGAATTAACTACGCGAGATGACGTCTATTTCGAGGGCATATGTAATGTGCAAAATCTAGTAGACCATAAGTTGCGTGATTACTTCACAGTTAAGAGTACGGAAATTAAGCAAGTGGTATCTGCCTAATACCACACATAGAAGCCCCTACGTGTCCTTGCGTGGGGGCTTTTTTAATATCCAATTACCTACCTTATGCTGACACACGCAATCCGCGTATTCACAATCCTGATGCCTTTCGTGTGCTAATTGCTCACGCCCATACGCGTTCATGTTGCCCGCCTCTTGGCACGCTACGCATATCACGCGAGGCTCACACTCGAAAAAGTTTGTGTTGGTTCAGTAGATACCTTGCTGTCAGACGGAACATCAAACGCTGGTATACGCATAGTTTGTTCTAATGCTCTCCCGTATTGCTCAAAGCAATCTAAGAAAATAAATATCTGCTGTGATACAGCCTCGATAACATCTTGGGTCATGCGTAAAGCATCAATTAAATCTTCGTCTTGTGTCTTAACCCACTCATCATTCTTCAGATACGTCTGTATCGTCTGGAATGTTTTCGTTATCGTTTCCGTCGATACTGGTTTGATCGAGTTCTCCACTTATTTCCTCCTCTGTATAGTCCCGTTCCTTGCGTGGATAGTTTCCACCTAAATAGTTTAACATAGTTTTTAATGCTCTATTAACACGCATACGAACAGCGTCTTGAGAGATGGATAACTCTGATGCTATCGCACCTAACTCAAGCCCACTCGCGTAACGCAAGATCACAATATCTCGCTGTTCCTTGTTTAACTTACTGATTGCTTTCTCAATATCAGAACATATCGCAGGCCAGTTATTACCCTCAGACGCGACCTTCTTCACGTTAGATACGCTAAGGTCATTCATCGCTGGCGCTTCCCTATTGCCTGTTAAAACAGCAGGAATAAGCGATTCTAGCATGTTTTTATCATAGTAATAGTTATCTTCTACACGGAAACCAACGGACTTAGCCTTCTCTTTTTGACAATAATCCTTAGCAGCATTACGTAAAGATCTTGCTACAAGTTTGGTTGATTGTTTCCTATCGTGCTGGTCATGCCAGAACTTAACCTTATTTGGGTGTGTAAGAAACCATACCCATAACTCTTGGCGTAAGTCATCTACATCTACCATGCGATACTTACGAGAGAATTCATAGGCAATAGAGCCAACAACTCCCTCGTAATCTTCGATAAATCTTTTTACCATCGCCATGTTTTGCCCTCAACTGTAAAACTATTTTTGATAATAGGCACAATTTGGGGAGTTACATTCTTTCCGTCTACATGCAAGATACCAAACCCTTGTTGCCAAGTGAATAGTCCTGCCTTTATGTATTTAGCGTGTTTAATATTCATGAGATGTCCGACTTCCATACCCCATACAGCACGAGATCCATTAGCCCATGCTTGAGTGTAATGAGCCAATCCCATGCGATGAGTGTGTCCACACACGACAGACATTCCACTTCGCTTTGCGAGTCCAAGAGCAGTAGCCCCTGCTGTCGGTTGAACATTTCCTTCATCACCATGCATTAGTAACCAGTTAGGTGCAATCTCAACAGGTCCATGGTAATAAGTGATACCAAGTTCATCTAACTTAAGAAACTTTTCAATCTCTAACTCTGGTAATCCTAAGAAACCAGGAGCAGATGAGCGTATCTTATTGAACAATCTATCTGAATGGTTGCTACGTACAATAGTATCAACAGTTAATTGCTCAAGGATTTTTACAGTTGTATCTCTATCTTTACCTATTGATCTTTCCCACTCAAGTTCAGTCCCCTTTGCCCAACGACTGATACTCTGGAAATCTATTTCATCTCCCACCGATACTACGGAATCAGGTTGATAGGCATAGATAAATTTCTTGACTGCATTGACCGCATCTACATCATGGAACGGGCTTTGCAAGTCTGAGATCACTACAATTGCTTTACTCATATTGACATCCAACCTTCGTATTTTGCGTCTGGATTGTCCAAGCGCCATTGTTCTGCTGCTTTATTAAGAGTATTCCAGTCTGGGTCATGAGTTGCTTTTCCGCATAATGGACAGATTGGAATATTAAAAGCCTTGAGTATATGATCACAAGTCATTTCTTCTTTGCACGTCTTTTATTTTCTAAGCCTACGTTCTTCTTCTTAGATATAACTCGTAGGTTAGATATGCCATCACGACCAGCACGACCACCATTATCTTTGTGATCTACTTCTTGGTTACGTTTTAACTTCTTACCAGTAGCCTTCTTGTAATCAAGACGTGCTTTATTGGTAGACGTAGTTTCAGTAGTGCCATCTTTTTTCTTACGTTTAATTACGTAGATAGGACGACCACCGTTTTGTTTACTTCCTTTGTAAGGTCCAAATATTTTCATATGCAGTCACACTCACGATCATAGTCAATAGAACCATCTCTTACACCAAATAGGTTTAAGACATTACTGTCGTCTCTTATAAACTCATCACATATAGTATCTAACTCTTCTTGATTTAAACAGTACCACTCTGAGTTTTGATCTATAGTAAGGTGTATATTATAGAATAAGCGCATTAACCACTCAAATGGTTTACCTAATATGTGTCTTACCATCATTTATCCCATTTTCCTCTCAGTACCAACAATGCAATTATAGCATAGTTTGCTAGGTCTTTGAACGAATCCTCAAAGGATTCATGCTCGGGTGCCATGTCTCTGATACTGTCATATAAGTTATTTATACGTGCAGTTTTGTCATGTATCCGAACTCTTAGTCCATTTATAGCACCGCCAGGAGCACTTGCTATGTTCTTTGGGCCGTAATCTTTATGCTTGGAAAGCAATAATTCGACTAATTCCTCAACTGTTTCCCATACTGCTATCTCAAAATCGCTAGGATCTGGAATATTATTCTTTAGTGTCGTTAGGTTTTTCATCTTTTTTTAGCATCTCCTCTATGCCTTGCATTAAGTCTGTTGCCAGTTCAACAGTCTTTACTTCATTTACAAACTTATGAAATGATTGTTCACCCTCAGAAGCATTAACCAAAGATAATGTTATAGACTGAAGCAAGTCAACAGCACACTCAGTATGACCATTCTTTAACTGCTGATTGATTGCCTCTAATACAGCAAATAAATCAAGGGTATATCTATTGCTTAAACGTATGCCCCAAGAAAAAGATACATCACAATGATCTAAGAACAAAAATACATCATCAGTTATGAAGTCACAATCTCCACACTCAAAACCTTTATCAGATGGAATTAAAACGGTCATTGTGAGTTAGCCACCTTCTGTCTAAAGTAATCAGCCCCATGCTTTAGATACATAGAGTTAACGTCTTCACCCTCAGGCATCTGAACAGTAATTACATTACCAAGTTCACGAGTTAATGACTTAGAGAAATCATGACCAGCCTGATCTCCATCAGCAAACATAAAGACTTTATCAAAATCTGCTAACAATTTAGTATAATGTTTCTTCCAGTTATTCACGCCAGGGACCCCAACCGCAGGTAAACCACAAACATAATCCAACGTGATCGTGTCAATCTCACCTTCACATATACAAATGTATGACGACGCTTTGAAAAAAGCCCTCGTATTGAAGAGATGTGTGTTTGCACCAGCCAAGCCCATATATTTCGGTTCTTGGGAATCCATTGATCTGAACCTGAGGTCAACCACACCCGTACGCGTAATATATGGAATAGAGAGACGATTTTCATATTGTTCATGCCCCGTAACTGGATCTAGCACGACGCCCAATCCCACTTTCTTCGCTACTTCCAGAGTAATTCCCCGTTCTGCGAGGTAATCCTCCGCTTCGTGAATTGCTGCTGCGTAATATTTTGCTGCTTTTCCCAGTGATTCTCTCTGCGAACTTGATTGCTTCATGAAACTTTAATCCTTCCCTGTCCATAATAATTCTATAAGTGTCTCCCTTAACTTGACAGGCGAAACAACAAAATACATTTTCTCTAGTACTGACGGTTGCTGACTTATGGGTGTCATCGTGGAAGGGACATCTGATTGATGACCATCCACTTCGTTCAGGTACTTTTGCTCCATAGTGTTCTAATATTTCCTTAATCGGTAACGCATTTACACGTTGTGACTTTCTTGATCCACTGGTCAAAATCTTCCACCACCCATGCCTGATTTATTCCCGCCATCCTACGTTTAATAATAACATAAGAAGGTGGTACCTCGCTAATTGAACGAGCCTCTGCGTAATGCTTTGCTTCTACAACTGCCTCATTCCAGAACTCAGGCAACTTGAGTGCTTTAGTCGCCTTGAGTTCCAGGATATAAGTTTTACCATTGGCCATAACAACAATGTCGCCTTCGTCTTTAGCCCCAGCCTTAGTTAGCCTTTCGGCTACCACGTTTTTAGAACGCAACCATTTTAATACAGTTGTTTCAAATAAAGATCCTTTGCGACCATTCTTGTTAGCCATTTAGTCTTAGTACCAACCCTTTCGTAAGTGGTGCTGAAGCGCCAAAGTAGGCGTTTTATACCGCTTTTTGATGTACTTCAAGCCCAAATCCACTTGCTTTGTCAAGGGTGTATCTTCAGGCATATTGAGCATTTGGGGTATGCCATACGCTGTAGACTTTGGGTTATCTGCTGTGTAATCCCAGCGAGATTCTTTAGTCCAAAGAGTGAGTAATGCTTTCCACTCTCGGTCATTCCAACCTATTTGTTTTACTTTCATAAGTGCGTAACTCTTAGCAAGTTTTTTACTCTGACTAATTGTCAACTGTAAGTCTTTACAAGTCGGGCTCATATGGATTACGCCCATAATAGACGCAGCCGCAGGTTGATGCCATGTACCCGCAAAGACCACAAAACACATTAATATGTATTTCAGGTTGTTTTTCTTCATAGTCTCTCCTCTGTTGGGGCTGTTGCCTTTGTCCCACAGACAGCACACTCCATATCGATAAAGTATGAACTTATTGTATCACTATCGTCATCCCATTCGACGAGTAGTTTCCAGATAAAAGAACCACACGGACATATCTTGGTAGGTTCACCACGAATGTCCATGGAATCTTTATAGTCTGGGTTTAATTCCCAGATATCCCTAGCACTCATATTCTTTCGGGGATATCGGAAACTTCCATCACTTCAGGATTAAATTGTAGCCAAAACGAAGTATCTCCACTTGGATCTGCTTTGCCGTATCTGTTTTTAACAGGTGCGACAGCAATATATCCAGGAGCATTTGTTCCAACTGTACATATCAAGGCTGGTAGTTGTGCAACCATTCCTTGTAATGCTGATCTAGGCTGGCACGGATTACCAGGGTAAGATTCCTTCGTATGATGAAGGACAAGAACCGCAGCATTAGTATCTCTTGCAAGATATTTCAGTTCTTTAATTGTAGAACGCATTCCTGCGAACTCTTCACCACCATCGTTAGCAATATCCATTAGGTTATCGACGACGATTAAGGTTGGTGGACAACCCCATAGTTCCTCAAAAGCAGATACTTCCATATCTAAATCAACCAATGAAGGTGCTGATTCAAACGACCAGAAGATATGTCCTGAGTTTTCGTTGATTGTTTTCCGTGATTCATCAACATTTTCTATGAGCATCTGTTCAGTCACGGATTGTGATTGACCAGAAATCATTGATAGCAGACGCATAGCCATTGTATGAGCATTAGTATCTGCGCTTATATAAAGCGTTGGCACTTTAGATCTTAAGGCAATCGCAAGGGCAAGTGTTGATTTACCTGCCCCTGGAGTGCCAGCAATCATAGATACTTCTGCCCGTCTAATGACAATCTTATTGACATCAAAGGTACGAAATACTGATGGTAGAGGTTCACCACCAATATCCTTACTGCCTACGGCACGGGCTAAAGTTCTCATGTTTTAGAAAGAATTCCATTCAGAGTCGGTACGTCGGATCCATACTGGCTCACATTGATCTGGAGTTCCTTTAGGTGATGGACACATGAACGCTTTCCATGGTCCCTTGGCACCAGCACCAGTACGTTTAGTCATCTCACCATGCTTACATGCACGACCTGATGGACCAGTACTTGGTGTAAATGTTTGTGTTGGGCTTGATACTGGTTTAGCGCCTAGCCCTTTTGCAAGGTTGCCAACTGCCTCTTCGTATGAAGCAGGTGCTCCCTCTACTGATGCTGCCATGGTTGAGATTAAATTCTCAGCACCGACATCACCCAATATATGAGTCAAGTTTTGCTTGAACTCATCGGCTGAGTCTCCTGCGATCACAAATATGCGACCATCATTCAACTTAGAACTAACTTGGAAGTTAGCATTAGCCATTGTTTTTCTCCTTTTCTGTATATTTACCGTTCATAAACTTACAGTATGATAACACGCCACAACGACCACAGTTGCTTAAATTAGGCAAATAGATCTCAGCCTTACGTGCTCTATCAAACTCAGAGTATATATGTTCTATCTCTTGAGTAGCAAGATGTTCAAGACTCCAAGTGGTCACATGACCAGTGCGTGCATCCCAGAAACCTGCTTTGTTCACTTCAAGGCCATCCATTTTGCGCAAAGCCCACGCATAAGTAGCAAGTTGAAGTGGGTGTCTCTGAGATGACGCCCCTGTCTTAATATCTAAAAGGACTACGTTGCCATCAAAGTCAGTCATTACCCTGTCAATGGCCATCTTAACAACAGTATCTACTAAAGGAACTTCATACTGTTTTTCGATATAGTCTTTATAGATATTCCACCCGCTAGACCTGAATTGGATCCAGCGATCTAACATCCATAAACCTTCTCCATACCACCAAGACATGTCCTCACGTTTGATGTACTCCCATGACAACATATCTCCATGTAGTGCTTCATCTTCTCTTACTTGTTCATGCCAAACATTATTCCAAATAGTTTCGGCATCTTCGGAAAGATTATTATTTAGACGAGTAATATCATAATACTCAGTAGCCTTGTGGACAGCAGATCCCCCTGTAAACCAAACAGCATGTTTCTCAGGGACACCTTGGATTTTAGTTAGATTGTATTTCCATCCGCACTCTTGATAAGTTCCAAGAGAAGAATAGGATATATGTTTAGGTAATTCGTTCATGGTGTAACCCTACCACACCCTATTGGCTACCGCCAATCGAGCCCTGCCTGAACCCTGAAATTAAGAAATGCCCCCCCACCCCCCATAAAAATTATGGTTGGTCAGGGAGGCTGGTTAGGCTTTTGCCGTCACCCGTCAATTGAAGTTTCTGCCCCACGGTTTCCCGCATGGGGTAAGATACACCATAATTAAAAGTCGCGCAAAACGACAAAAAGCCCCCTTTCCTAGGGTAGTTACCTTAGGTAGGGGGACTTCGTGTCTTAAAACGGCCTTTAAAGGCTATTTAGGGGTATTTATTTGGACCCCAAGCCATACTCTTTTTCTGTCTTATCAGCCCATTTAGCCAATGGAGCGGCTAATGCGCCGATTAGGATTGCTTGCTCTGGAGCAAGGTCAGCAGCAAGTGCTAGACCCATTGTGATTGCAGATGCTAGAACAGCACGTAGATAAGACTTAAAAGCAGCCTTAGTCTTAGGGTCCTTTATCTTAGCAATTAATTTTTCCATAACCATCCTTTAAGGGCGTGCAACGCCCATTACTAGGGAGTAGGCACGTTTCCTTAGATACACACCATCTCCATTTGATTGACTACCTTTGTTGCCACTTGAGGTATTACCCTCATAGACCATAAGGTTTTTCTTTCCATCGTTACTAGCACATATACCAACATGGTCAGGCTGTGCATCAGTATCGAACTGGAAGAATACTATATCACCTGGTTGGGCTTTGCCAACTGGGACTATCTTACCTTTTTTACTAAACCATTTGAGACCTGCATCACATGAGGCAAATCCTTTTGCAGTTTGGGCTGCAACCTTAGAAACTATCCCTGCTTTATCAAAGCACCATGATACGAACATAGCACACCATGGTTGATTATTTGCCCCGTACCACTTGCCGTACATATTGTTGTTATTTCCAGACTCAGTATATCCAACCTGCGATTTGGCTATATCAACTACTTTAACCATTGTTCCCTCTTTGAATTAATATTTGATACAAAGTATCTACTTTTTCTTCCAGTCGATTAACCTGGTCCTTGACACTTGAGCCACCATTCGGACGAAGTTCTGACAAGTAGTGTTTAACTAAGTGTCTAACTCCTATTGCCAAACTACCAAAAAGCGTAGTTACGGCTACTGCAAAGGCTGCCCAATCTTGCGCTGACATTATAAGACCGTTCTAACTGTGATAGTTAATAAACCGCCAAATCCGTCGTAACGAGCACTAGGTGGCGTCTTACGGATAAATGATACTTTTTCGACCAAGGCTTGAACCCTTTCTCCAGTAGTAAAGTCTTGAACATTAATGATGTCGCCAGCGGCTTCTATATCTTCTAACTTTTGGATACGCTCCCAAGCACGGCCTTCATATCCAGCCAGTACATTGTATCTATCGGTTTCCACGTCGTAACACCAAACAGGGAACTGAATCAACCTTTGGCGTTTAGTTGCTGGAAGAGATTTTGCCTGAAAGCCCTTGAAAGTTGGGCCAAGACTGGTATTGCTTGCGCTACGTGAGAGCGTAAATTTATATGATATAAACTCCTGTGGTCCATCAGGGCTATTTGTAGCAGCCTCAGGAGTACCAATAGAAGAGTTGTATGTGATAACTGCATAGGTATTATTGTTTGAATCTATAGTTGCTATATCCATAGCGCCGTTAGTAAATATACCACGACCACGAATAAACTTATAGTTCTTAGGTTCTAAAGTTCCATAACGAATAGCACCTGTAGTTAGATAACCACTAGATACTAAAGTGGTAGCAGATTCTAAGTATATTGCTCCGTCAGTAACTTTATAAGCAGTACAGAATGCTAGGCGATTAGTTGCTCCAATAAAGGTTACACCAGTTGTATAATGTTCTGTTGATTGAATAAATTTTAAATCATTAGCGTAAGCAAATCTAAGTGATTCACCTTCAATTGTAGTGCTTAGATCAATACGAGTAAGACCTGCATCTAATGTTCCAACACCTGTAGTACACCATACAAAACGGTCACGAGCAGTAAAATCATATACTGGTTGGGATGTCTCTACAATTAACGGACCATATGCTATAGACCCATCTTGTGAATCAATGATCGAAGCACGAACACCTTTGCTAGTACCAATCATCATATAACCAAGATAGTAAAAAATTCTTTCAACTATCTCACCTGGAGGAAATTCTGCAGCAACAGATGCCTGAGTTAATGTAGGCATAGCACCACCAGTAGTTAACGTATACTTTTGAATAGTTGAGTAGATACCTGAATGTCCAGCAGTGTAGATAGCAGGACCAGAAGCAGCCACAGAGGTATAATGATAATTAGTATTTGGGTTAGTGTAAACTGCGGTAGGTAATGAGGTAGCATTAGTTGCTAATTCATAAACTCTATTGTTTACACATAGAATAATACGGTCTTTAATAAAATCCATTTTAGCATATGTAATTACAATTGAATCTCCACGAAACATAAGTGTTTCATCTGCAGTACTTGCCGAAGAACCAGTTAATGGTTTCTTGTACATATGTAATTTATTTGCTCCACCATGTACTTGATTAGTTACCCAGTAGGCATTGATTCCATCATCACATATTGCGTATACTTTTTCGGTTGTCCCAGGAACATAGTCAATAAAGTGGGTTACAGTTCCATTGGCTGAAATCTTATCAACATCATATTCATCGTGTAGTAATACACCCTCTGTATTGCTCCATTGGATAGTACGAAGATGTTGATTTGGGTGTTGATGATCTGTACCTACAACTGGACCAGTAGTTGGATGTACTGAGGTAGCCTCTTTTAATAAAGATACCTGTCCCTTGGTCCAAACATCTACGCCTTGAGAATCGGCAAAACGATAATCAATAGATTCCCCTGAACTTGGATCATAAAACTTAATACCAGCACCACTATGAAATGATGATTGAGAACGAATCCACCAACCAGTAAGTGATTGCTCACCTGGTTCTTTAGAGTTATCAAACTGTTCTTTACGATAAGGAGCAGTTTCTCTTTGATATGGATTTACATCTGTTGGCGCAAGGATAAATGGTTCTCCACCAATAGCAACGTCAAAATCTTCTGCGTTGTTTATCCAGAAACCAGCGGTACCAGGGTTACCAACGTTGACGGGTAAACCTTCGGTTATATCACGACCAGCCACAGTGCTCCTTTAAATAGTTGTTACTTTAAATAAATACTTTATTACAATCCGCCGTGCCCGTCTGAGCAACCTGCTAAAGAATACCTTGCAACGGTTAAATCACCGAAGTCGGTTCCATTTCCTGTAGTGTCAATAGTAAAATATTCAATTACGTTTATTTCATAACCTCCAGCATAGATGGCTCTAGTGGTTGATGCACAACCTGCACCGCTTGCCTTTGCAACTGTTAAATCTCCAAAATCAGTAGCGTTTCCAGTCGTGGCTATGGTCACATAGTCAACAGTATTAAAACTATCGTTCTGTGCACCACCAAAAAATAATCCTCTAGTAGAGTTAGAAGCACCCGTAAAACTATATCTTGAAACAGTTAAGTTACCAAAGTTAATAGCATTTCCTGTGGTTGCAATAGTCACGTAATCAATAAGATTAGTCCAAGTTCCACCTCTTACGCCTCCACCATATATACCTCTAGTAGTAGAAGAAAAACCTGCATTAGTGTAAAGCGTAGCAGTAGTATCACCAAAGTCGGTGGCATTTCCCGTAGATGCTATTGTAAAATAATCAATAGTAGTCTGCTCGGTTTGACCGCTAGCAAAAATACCTCTAGTAGAAGAACCAAATCCAGCCGTATTAGTTCTAGCAGTTGTTAAGTTACCAAAATCTAAAGCATTACCCGTAGTTGCTATTGTAACGTAATCAACAGCATCAGTGCCGCTACCAACGTAGCCACCAGCAAATAAAGCACGAGTGGCTGATGAACAAGCACCGTGATTACGTTTAGCAGGACTTAGGTCACCAAAGTCTGTAGCGTTACCTGTTGATAATATGTTGATGTAATCAATAGTATTTATTTCGCTAACACTACCAGTACCACCGCCACCGAATAGTCCTCTTACGGAAGGAAAATAAAAATCATTACCCACCAATAAACTTCTACTTTTGGTACCTGTCTTAAGACTTAATACTGGCATTATTCTAGACCTCCGTGTCCTTCTGAACAGGCTGCTGTATATCCTCTAGCGGTAAGTAAATCACCGAAATCAGTGGCGTTACCTGTGCTTGCTATTGTTATATAATCTATAACATTAATTTCAAATTCTGAACCAGTATAGTCATATCCACCACCAAAGATACCCCTAGTAGGAGAGGAAGTAGCACCCATACCAAATTTAGTAGAACTTAAATCTCCAAAGTCAAGAGCATTACCAGTAGTTGCTATAGTAAAATAATCAATAACATTTCCACCAGTATTATGTCCTCCAGCAATTATTCCTCTGGTAGAACTAGAGCATCCACTTAAGTATCCTCTTGCTACAGTTAAATCTCCAAAGTCTGTTGTATTACCTGTAGATGAAATAGTTACATAACCAATATCATTAGAATAAATTTCGCTTTGACCGCCAGCAAAGATACCTCTAGTTGGTGAAGCGCAGGCCCCAACCCATTGAGTAGAACGATATAAGTCACCAAAGTCAGTAGCATTACCTGTAGATGCTATGGTTACATAGTCAATTACGTTGGTATAACTACCACTACCTCCAGTTAAACCACTACCAAATACGCCACGAGTGGAATTAGAAAGACCAGTTATACCTGCTCTTGCTTGGGTTAAGTCTCCAAAATCAGTTCCATTGCCCGTAGAAGCAATAGTCACATATTCAATAGAATTAAGTGCCCCGCCTGGATTCTGTCCACCTGCCCATAAACCTCTAGTGGCTGAAGAACAACTTGCTCTTCCATAACCACCATCAATCAAGTCACCAAAGTCTATGGCGTTACCAGTAGATGCTATATTAATATATTGAATTACATTAGACCCACTAGCACCAGCACCAAATAATCCTCGTACCGCAGGAACATAGCCAATATTACCCACTAATAGATTGCGTTTCATGGCGCCTGTTTTTAAACTGCTGATTCCCATTAGTTATCCTAACTTGGACCAAATAGTTGAAACCACTGTCTCTAGCGGTGTAACCTCTTCTGTAATTGGGTCTTTAAATTCAAAGTTCTTTTCTTGACAATAGGCCAATAGTGCTGCTTCATTAGCAAAACCAGTTTGAGGTGCAGCATCAGTTGCTACTCCCACCAAGTCTAAGTCTTGAGGTGAAGCACTGCCATTTGCTGCAGCAAGATAGCCACCATCTGTTACATAATCAGGTATGGTGCCATCGGCATTTAATGTATATTTTATTAGTTTCATTTATTATTCTCCAGTAGTAGTGACTCGTTAAATGTTTGCATATTTCTTTGAGCAGCATATTGTTCTGGTGCTTGCTCAAATCTATCTGCTACTAGGTTTAGCCACTTAACGATTGCTTCGTGGGATGGGGCTATACCTTCGTTTAGAGCGTTTTGTTCTGCCTCTAAAAATGAGGTTACCTCTGCTTGTGCTAAGGCACCATTGATACCTAGTTGGAATAAATAGATATGGTTACCTTCATCAATCAATCCACCTCGTGCTCTAGCAGCCGTAAGGGCTTGATTGAATGCAGTCATAATGTGATACCTTGCTTGGTCTTTCTCATAATCTAATTCAGTTAGATGGTCTTTACCTAGTGAGGTAAGGATAGCCTGATACTGGTCTAGGGCATTAGCAAGTTTTCTAACTGCACCTCTACCAGATGCTTCTATATTAGCAATCTGCATCTTAAGTTCATCAATGTCAATTACTAACTCATCTGTATCAGTTCCTTCAGATGCCATTAGTTCTAACTCTTTGCGCTTTAACTCAACTTGCTTACGGCGTAAAGTAATAGAGGCTTCCTCTAATGCTTGACGAGTGCGTTGAACTACTGCTAGTAGATGCTTGGCTGAGTTGATAGGTGTCAAGTCAACTACATCTAAAGTAGCCATCTTAAATTGAGATGATGACTTATTAAAGTTTTCTGTATCTATCTTAGCCAAAGGTAGAACTGAATCTATCTTTGCTAACATAGGTGAGTATTGTTCTGGTAGTGCCTTTTCTAGTTCATTCATTTATATCCCCCTTATTGTTTATAGTCCGCCGTGTGCGTTTGATAGACCAGCACCTGAACCACTTGTGGCAAGTAAATCACCAAAATCAACTGCATTTCCAATAGTTGCTATGGTTACATAATCTATTACATTTGAAAGTGCGCCACCAGAGGCTTCTCCGCCGCCAATAACTCCCCTTAAAGAAGTACAGCCTTGACCTGATAAGAATCTGGCCACACTTAAATCACCAAAATCTAAAGCATTACCAATAGTAGCAATTGTAATATAATCAATTGTATTTTGTATTGTAGATGCATCAAATCCAGAAGCAAATATACCTCTAGTTTTATTTGAAAAAGTTGCAGCGTCACCACGAGAAACAGTTAAATCACCAAAATCAATTGCATTTCCAGTCGTGTCTATAGTTACATAATCAATAACATTTGATGCTGTGTACACTCCACCACCAAAAATTCCTCTAGTTGAAGAAGCGCAGCCACCTGCACCTGCTGTACTAAGGCGAGGACTAGTTAAGTCTCCAAAGTCGGTAGAGTTACCCGCACTTGCTATTGTTACGTACTCTATAACATCTTTATTACCAGCATCATCTTTACCAGCAAATAAACCTCTTGTAGAGTTAGAGCATCCTGCTTTTCTGTAACTAGCGTTTAATAAGTCTCCAAAATCTGTACCATTTCCTGTTGAAGCAATAGTGACATAGTCAATAACATTACTGGCTGTACTAGTATATCCACCTGCAAATAAGCCTCTAGTAGAGGAAGAGCAAGCGGTAAGCGCACGTCTTGTTACAGATAAATCACCAAAGTCAGTTGCATTGCCTGTAGTCTGTATTTCTACATATTGAATTACATTACTGTTTGCACCAGAACTATATCCTTCAGCAAATAGTGCTCTACCTACAGTAAACGGGTCATAAGCAGCATTACCAACAAGAAGGCTGATGCCGTCATACCCTGTTTTAACGCTGCTTATTGTCATTAAGAAATCTCGCTTCCGAATGCCTGGAATACTAAGTTGGCTGTTGATGCGTATACTGTAATTACGTCTGTAGCAGCAAGAGTTAAACCAACTGTAATGATGGTTGAATCAGATGCTCCGACTGTAATGTCGTATCCAATGTATTGGCTGTTAGCCAATGTGGCGCCAGCAATACGAACCGCAATGCGGAATGTTGCTGCTGTTGTTGTTAAGTTAGCAACTGAGATACTAGATACTACAGCCTGTGTAGCAGAAGGTACTGTGTATAGTGTTGTTGCAGTTGTTGCCGATGGGTTTGATTGCCCAAGGACTTTATAGTTTGTTGGCATTGCTTTTCTCCTTAGTTACATTCCACCGAGCATTAGCGCTGTTGGAGTAGGGTCAGTTGTAATAGTTCCCCAGGTTGCTGAAGAACCGTTTGTCGTTAAGTACTTTCCACCATTACCTGTTTGAGAAGGTAGAGCATCTACTGTTGCCCAAGATGCAGCACTTCCATTGGTTGTTAGGTATTTGCCAGAATGAGTTGATTGAGACGGGACTACATAGATAGATGCGGTATCAAGGGCTACTGATACAGCACCACTTGTTCCACCACCTGATAATCCTGTTGAGGCTGTTACGCCTGAAATATCTGCAGATGCATTATCCGCATTGGTTCTTGCTCTTGACATTATGCTCCCATCATCATAAAGACATCAGACATAGTAGCACCACTTGCTGCAGCGGCGCTCCACTTGATGCCTGCGGTTTGAGTAGAATCTGCAGTAAGAACGAATCCATTGGTTCCAACTGCCAATCTTCCAATTGTATCATTTGCGGTTCCTACAAGTAAGTCACCTTTTGCATCTATAGTAGTTACTGTTAATGCATTAGCAACGCTAAATGGTGTCCAAGATAGAACCTCTACAATATCTCCTGCAGTAAGGGCTGAGATACCAGTAATGCTTGAACCATTAGATGCTGTATAATCGTCACCTCTTGCTAGCAGTACACCATTTAGATATACCTGCTCATAACCTGCGGTGTAGGATAAAGTTACTGAGTTATTGTCTGCACCATTGAGTGTAGTTTCACCACCTGCTGCAGTTTTACTCCAACGACTAGATGATACTGCTGATGTAATTCCACCCCAAGCAGAACCTGACCATACTTGCATAGCATTAGATACTGTGTTCCAATATAGAGCACCAGCAACTAAAGCATTACCATCATTATCTAGAGATGGGGCAGTTGCTTTAGCACCTAAATATCTATCATCAAAAGAATCATATGAGGCTGCAGCAGCAACGGCACTTGCAGCAGCGGCAGCAGCATCGGCTGCAACAGATGGTGCAAAGGAATCTACATAAGCCTTTGTAGCAGCGTGTAGGTTAGATGATGGAGCACCTGACAATGTCAAAGCACCAGTCATTGTAGAACCAGATTTAAGTACTACTGTATCTGAGAAGTTGGCTGTGTCATTAAGAGCAGCAGCAATTTCATTAAGAGTATCCAATGTGCTAGGAGCACCATCAATAAGGTTGGAGATAGATGTATCTACGTAAGCCTTAGTTGATGCATCTGTATTAGATGTAGGTGTAGCAAGGTTAGTAATCTTTTGGCTGTTTAAAGATACTGAGCCAGTAGGTGCAGCCATCTGGTCAAGACGGTTAGTGCGAACCTGTGTATCAAAGTCAGAGATAGTTGATGCTGTCTGGCTACCAGTATGGTTAGCACGAGCAAATGGGTCAGCAGTTAACTTGGCTGCCGTAATAGTACCATCAGCAATATCTGCAGCAACGATGGTTCCGTTGACTATATCAGCAGATGTAATAGTTCCTGCAAGATCTAACTTGCTATATGAGATAGCAGCGGATGCATTAATGTCAGCATTAACAATTACACCAGTACCAATGGCTGCTGTCATAGTAGCATTACCAGTACCATCAAATGAACCAGTAGTTCCAGTTACATCTCCAGTAAGAGATATAGTGCGACCAGTTGCAAGGGCTGTGGCAGTAGCAGCATTACCTGTTGTAGAGCCAGCAGAACCTGATACGTTACCAGTCACGTTACCTGTTACGTTGCCAGTTAGGTTAGCAGTAATAGTACCTGCAGAAAAGTTACCTGAGGCATCACGGGCTACGATTGCCGAGTTAGTATTAGCAGATGTAGCAGTAGTAGCAGAATTAGATACCTTGCTAGCAGTTGAGATAGTGGCTAATTTAGTGTCTGCGATAGCAGCACTTGCGTTGATGTCAGCATTAACAATAGTACCGTCAAGAATCATACCGCTTGTTACTGTGCCTGTATCTGTAGTCTTGACTAGGTTAGCAAGAGTTAATCCGTGTGGGTTTGTAGTATTTCTAATGTGAGCATCAGCATCACGGAAGTCACGGCCAATAGCCATGTGACGAACTGCAGCACCTGCTGAGTGAGCCTGAGCAGTTGATGAATCTATATTTCTTTGAATAGTTAAAGTGTTATTACCAGGTGCGCTAGGGGTTATTATCTCTACAATTTCTTCAAGCGCTGTATCTGGATCAATAACAACTACAAAGGTTTCTCCTGCTGCTGGCGATATAGATGCTAGCAAGCCAGAAGCATTAACCACTGACATTGTAGTAGCACTATTATTAAGTGCCGCTGCTAAGGTAGTTTCTTGTGATATGGATGAGTATAAGCGAGTTGTCATTTAGTACCTCGTATAGTGGATTTTAGATGGATAAACATCACGGAGTTTTTCTGACTCTTCTGTTAATCTTTGGTTAAACAGAGCAAGTAAGAATCTAGCGGTTGAAGCACCAGAACCATATTGGATTTTGGTGTCGGTTTGGTCTGCCTCAGCAGATGTATAGGTTAATCTACCTGGATCAATAAATGATGTTAAACGATAAGCAGCACCATACATAATTACATCTTTACAAGATGATGGTAATCCAGTTACTGTTTCAAAAACATCAGCAGAGTTTGTTAATTTAGCAGGTTTTTTTAGATAGTAAACCTGAACTGTACGACCAGGAGTAATGGCATCATATACTGATACGCTGTTACCTGTGGTAAAAGAAGTAGTATTTGCTAATGGGTCATGTCTCCAAGACTTAACTGGAAGCCATTCATTAGATGGACCAGTTACTGACCATGAAACGTAAAGAACTGTTTCAACATCAGCAGGAACTTGATAGGCTGTTTTTGTAGCCTGTAATGTAAATGTAAATGTACCTACGGCAAACAGTTTAGGAAAGACTGCATCAATAGTGTCATTAATGGCTTTTTTTACGGTAATTTTAGGAAATGAAGGGGCAACAACTACTTTAGTATTAGCAGTATGTACGGCAGGTGTAGTTCCATTATAGCCACGACCATAAGGAGGAACAGTGGCGGTAGTAGAAACACGGTCATAATTATCAACCCAGATTAATTCATCATCAATTTCAATAAGACCTTTGCCAATGTTGCTTACACTTGCGAGGTTAAGGGTAGTACTAGATGTGGTAAGATTACCAGTTAAATGTGTAGTTCTATCTTGGCGTAAGGTATAACCTGATAGATTAAGTAACGTTTCATCTACAAGATTGGCATAGGTCGTTGTCATTAAGAGGATATCCTTCTAAGGGCTTCTGTTGCTTCCAAATCACTTGTTGATGCAAGTAAGTTGCAAACACCGTTGATGTCTAAAAATGTTATTGGATTTGTTTTGCCAGCCTTACGGTTTAGAGCACCCTGTAAACTTTCACCAGTTGTACCTGACCATACGTTGGCTGCTTCTTGATCGCCTCTCCATGCTAAAATAGCAGGATAAGTGCCACCATTAGCAAGACGATTTAGTTCAGCGCTAAATGTAGAACCTAGAGTTCCAATTGCCATTGTATTCCTTACTTACCACGTAGGGCTGGGATTAGTCCCTTTTTCTTAAATGTTTCTCTGAACTTCTTTGCCTCAGGAGATTTCAATACTCCAGCGACTCCAGATTTCTTAAAACTTGTATCTTTCTTAGCCTTAGGCTTTGAAGCACTAGGAGCATTGTACTTGAAGTTAGATGAAGTAGCCTTCATAACTCCTTGACCACGTTCTCCAGCACGGAACTCATTTGCTCTAACATTCTTAGTGCTAGGGTTTCCTGCACCATATGTAAAGTTAGAACTTGTACGTGTGTTAGCAGGTCCTTTGAATACTACGCCAGTAGGCTTGTAAGTCTTATTTTGTGCACTACGGCTTGTGTAATTAGTTCTAGACTTTTTCATAGCCCTAATGTCGCTTTCAAGTATAGCCGCTTGAACACGCATAATTGCTCTGTCAACGTCTAAATCAGATGCTTCTTTCATTGTTTTCCTCGCTATTTCTTTTTAGTGGATTTTCTTGCTACTGCAGCATTATCTACAAGATTAGGGTAAGGTCTACCTGCGGCCTTTGCCCTTGCTTTAGCAGCGCTTTTTTGGGCTGGTGTTAATGTCTTAGAAGTTTTTTTAGGGTTCTTCTTATCCCAAAATGCTTTTTTCATTTCTTCCCCTTGTTTCTCTTGGATATTGCTGCTGCCTTTTTCTTAGCATCAGCCTTAGATGAAGCACCCCAGGCTTGTAGGGATAATAGGAGCCTTGTAGGCTCACCATTAGGTTTTCTTTCTGGTCCAGGCATACCGCCCATACGGGCCAGAAATGAGGCTCTACGGGGGTTATCACCGCTTTTTACGGGTGCCTTCAGGTTCATACCCTGAGCCTTAGCAGAAGCCCTTCCCTTGGCGTTTAAACCGCCTTTAGGATTCTTTCCCGCTTTCCTCTGCCACGCTGGTGTTGTTGCCATTTTTCTTACCCCCAAATATTGCTTTGTAGTAATGGTTATCAAATGAGAATCGTTTCATGTGTGGAGCAAGTGCTCCTGTATGGCACCAAAGTGGTACACCCACCTGATGACATAAAGCAAAGAAGTAAATATCTTCACCTAGGAAACTATCACCTTTGCCTAGTTCGGCAAATAGTCTGACATCTCCCATTTTTTCTTTAACTCTAGTAACTACATCCCTATGCATTAGTATGAATCCCATACCTGCTGCATCTACCTTGATTAACTTATTATCAGGTAGTGGATGAATTCTTTTAGATACAATCCCACCATCTTCAGTATCTTCAAACTTAAAGATAGTTGGAAGTGGAATCATTAGAGGCTCTTCAGGATTATCTGAAGTAAAGTAAACTCCAGTAATCATAGGCCTTGCTAATCTATCTTTATTAGCCCAAAGCAATCTAAATGTTTCTGGACTAATCACT